TTTTGGTTAGCATGGCGCTGGCAATCTCCAGCATAAAACGAACTTGTTCAAGGTTTTGCGGCTGCTCTGACCAACCCACCGTGATCTGGCCCACAAAGCGATGGCTGTCTGGCGGCACACTTACCCGGCAAGTAAACGTCACGCCCTTTTCCAAGTACCACAAGCCCACCTCGGACTGCGCATAACGGTATTCACCACAGGGAATTTCGTTGGTCATCAGCTTTACAACGTCAGAATTATTGGCGGTGTTCTGAGAAAACAGCCCTACGTCGATGTCTTCAATCGTCTTGTCCCTGCCGTCCTTGGTGTAGGCTTTATACAACACTCTGCTGTTGAACAGAGGGTTAACCTTAAACACCGCCACCACTGTAGCGCCCGTCTTTTTAAGCAGCATGGAGCTTGCGTCATCTGCCCGTGAGGTGTTGATCTCAGGCAGCTTCTTGGACTCCTTGTAGGCGTCAAACATGAAGGTCTGGTTCTGCCAAAGGAAATACCCGGCAAAGGCCACCACCCCCATGATGAGGATGGCGAACAGTTTAAACGGCGAGTCCACATACCCGAGCACTTTGTCTAGGGTTGAGTTGGCGTTAAGTTTTTCGTCGCTCATCTCAGGTGCTTCATGTAAATGACAATCCCGCCGATCAGAAGGCCAGCAAGGACGATTACGCCTAAACCGATGGCAATGTACTCCGCCATGTCTTCAAGCTGCTGCTGCCGCCTCTTTGCTTCTCTGGCAGCCTCTTCCTTGGCTTCCCTGCGCCTACGGGCAGCAGCACCTTGGAACTTCTGCCAGTCCTCCCACATCCCCGGTCTGCCTGCATAGACCATGCGTTCACGCAATTCAACTTCTTGGGCATTCAGTTTCTCAAGGGCAAAGAATTCCTCAATGTCCGAGCGGTTGCCCTTTTCGTTGACCTTCTGCTGAATCTTGGCCTTGTTGTCAAAGTAGTCAAAAACCTTTGACCCAAGATCGGACAGCTCCTTGCCATTGGCGAGAGCTTGCTTGATCACATTGAAGGCTGCGTTTGCCGCCGCAAGCTCAAGTAGCATAGACCCACCAAAAAACGTACACGCACCAAAGCACAAAGGCCATCAGACTGGCCGCTGCGACAAAGGCAACGAACCAGTCTTTCATGGTTACACCGGAACGAGTTCTTTGGCCATGATGGTGGCCGTTGATGTATCCCGGTCAATGCTCAAGTAGCCTTTGCACACAATGTTGTAGTCTTGGCCGTTGGCATCTTTCTCGCTCTTAACGGGTACCGAGATGTCCAAGTTCTTGAACAAGTATTCTTTGCCGTTCTCAAAGACGCGCCAGACGTGATCCATCGAACCACGACCTGCTTGGCCGCGAGACTTGTTGAACCGAATCTGGTACGTGTTCATATGATCTCAGCCGTTGGCATTGGGCAAGCTGCTTGAGGGGCCATGATCACGGTCAAGTTGAAGTGAACAAACTTGATTGGCTTTTCAACAGCGTGACGTGTAAACGAGTGCATCAGCCATGAGTTTGCAAAGATCATCATGCCGGGTTTGGGCGTGAAGTTGATCATCTTGCTGGCAGGTGTCGCCATACCCATGTCTTGCTCGGGCAAATCAATCTGCACCTTGGCCGCACGGGGATCGTGAAAGACTACCTTGGAGCAATCGTCCGGTGTCTCAAGGAAATAAAAACCCACGATCTGTGAGCCGTACCCGTGAACGTGCGCATCCATTGCAGAATGCTTGTGGTGCTCTTGTGTCCACATCTCTGTGAACTGCACCGCCTTGTCGTGCATGGCATAGCCCTGCTCATTGAGGATGTTCCACGCCGTTGCACCAACAAACTCGGAGAACCCCGCCATGCGTGGGTCGGCGAAGAAGTTTCCGCTCATGATCACGGGGTAGAGTTCATTTAACTGCTGAGTCTTGCGCTGCTCGGCCAGCCCCTCTTCGGATATAGACTGGACTACCTCCAAAAAGTCAGGGCGCTCGACCAAATAAATCGGGCAAGGAAAATGGTGTGCAACTTGAAGCTGTGTTTGAAGCACAACCTCGGCCACTGATTCAGCGGCCTTGCAAACTTTTTGCTCTGACGTCTTGGTTGCAGTTTTCATGTCAAGTTCCTTGGGTTGTTGGACGCTCAGTTTACAGCCTCAACCCACTGCCAAGCAATAAAATCAAACTTGTAGTCGCCCTCTGGACGGGCGGGAGCCTCTTTCCAATTTGCATCCGCGCCAGACCAAAAAACAATCTTACCTTTCACTGGCTCAGGACGTGGGATTGGAGGGACCATTGTGCAGGTAGCCTCGTCTAGTGTCCAAGCAGACCAGTTTTCAGCTTGTGGTCGGGTGTTGAAGGCGTCACGAGTAGCTTGTTGCTTGGCAGTCTTTTCTTCCGCAGTCATGTCGCGCACTGTCCAGACATCAGTCCAGACACCATCTACTTTGGCATATACAGCTTCGTCGCTTTCCAGTAGTTGGTAGACGCCGGGCGTAGGGCGCTCGACGCGGGTGAAGGGTTCCCAGTGCGCAGGGATTGCCCCAAACGCCTGCAAGAGGTTATCCTCAAACGCTGGGTGGTTGATGGTCTGACCGTCTTGGGTTTCGATGTACAAGTTCATGTTATCTTTAGATTAAAGATCACCTGTGTTTGTCGATGGGAAGCTACGCGCTACACAGCCTGAACCTGTGCCAGCCCAGATGATACGGACTGCGCCACCGGCACCAACGGCTGAAGCAGAAGTAGAAATACCGTTTGGCCCACCCCCGCCGCCACCGTATGCGCCACCCGCACCGGGCGGGTTTTGGTTTTTGTTAGCGCCAGCACCACTAGCGCCATTAGCGCCACCACTACCCCCAAGCCCTGCAATAGACCAATTAGATGAATTCGTAGTTACTGCTGCGCCACTAGTTCCTTGACCAAATAACCCAACGCCGCCACCTCCAGCACCAGCGGAATTACCACACCCACTACTAGCACCACCACTACCGCCACCCCCAGCACCGGCACCACTAGTTTGCGTACCGATTGCCGAAGCGGCATCACCGCCATTACCTGAATAACCACCAGCGCCACCACCAGAACCAGCGGTCACGTTGTTAAACAAATGCGCCCCGCCCCCACCACTACCACCACCATCGCCAGTAAATGAACCTCCGGCAACTAATGCTGTACTACCGCAACTTCCGCTGCGCCCCCCAGTGCCACCAAAACCTCGAACAACGCAGGTAGCTACAAAGTAAGAACTCCCACCGGTATTGCCGGGTAGGTTGGTGCCAGCGTTTGCAGCCACACCCCCTGCGCCAACAACTACAGAATAAGAGTTTCCGGGAATAACCGTGTAATTATTTTTGTATCCCAAGCCACCACCGCCACCACCGCCACCGGCGGGTTGGCCGCAACACACAGTAAACGTAGAGCCTCCACTACCCCCGCCACCAACAGCAACAACAGACACAGAGGTCACACCTGTAGGAGCAACCCAAGAGAATGTGCCCGCAGTTGTGAACGCTTGCTGGCCGGGGGGTGCCCCAAAACTTCTTTGGTTCATAAAAACAGCTTGTTGTGCGCCGCTCATGTCAATCCACTCCCCGAAATTAACCAAGATGTTGATGTGATTTTAATTGCCGTAGCTGACCCGTTTGTGGCCAATGTCCGTGAGCCTGTTGTCCCTGCGGAAGACAAAACCAACGTATCCGATGTGATGGCAATCGTGACGTTTGCCACGGCCATGTTAATGAACGTAATTGCAGTGCCGATGGGGTAAGCCACACTGGAGTTGGCTGGAATCGTAAATGTCCGGGCGTTGTTGTCTGCTACCGGGTGAAAAATGTGTTTACCAGAGTCAGCAAGAACCAGCGTGTACGCCGTGCTTTGGCTGTTTTGCGGTATTGTGCGGAAGCCAACTGGAACCGTTCCGTCTACGGTCAGAGTATTGTCTGCGCCGCTAATGGTCTTGTTGGTGACCGTGTTTGTGCTGGTCGCCGTCAGAACGTTGGTTGGGGTAATGATTCCAGATAGTGTTGCCATTTTTTACTCCGGTTGTGTGGGCCACTGAACGCCCCAAGGAAACTCTGCCTGCGAAGTGATGTCGCGCAATGCTTGACGGTATGTGGCCCATGCAGTCTTGTCGGCAGTGCTGTCGGCCAACTGCGTCCAGTCGCTGTCCTTGAGTTTATCAGTGCGCTGCTGGCGTACAGACTCGGCTTGCGCTGCGTCTTTCATGGCCTTGTAGGCAGCTTCCTGCTCGGCAGCAGTCTGTGCTGGCTCCGTGTCGGTGGCAGGGCGGTCTGTATATACAGGGCCAAGCACGTATTTGGTATACCACTTGCCTCCAGCTTGCTCCACGCCAGCAGCTTGGCTGTACTGATACACCGTGCCGCCTGTTGCCTGCGGGCCTTCAAACACTACGTCAGCGCCCAAGCTATCAAGGATTGCCTCAGAGGTAATGCCCCATGTAGGGCCGTTGTTGTCTTTTGCCCATTGGCGCAGCTCTGCCTCGTACATTACTGCGCCTGTTTCTCTGATTCGGACTTGCATGATTATTCCTTACGCTATGGCCAAGAAGATGAATGTGCCGCCGCTGGCGTTGATGGCTGCTGGCGCTGTGCTGGTGATTTCAAACCCAGAACTGAAGGTGTCAACGTAGTCAGTTGATGTCACTTCAGCGGCTGTGCTGTTGATCAGCAGGTAGGGATCATTACCGGCCACAATGCCCCGTGCAGAGTCCCAGACGTACCAGTCGCCAGTTGAGTCAGTACGCTTGATCAGAACAAACCTTGCGCCGCCTGTAAAGCCGCAGTTGATCTGGAGCGTTGTGCCTGTGCCTGTGTAGCTGCCGACCTTACTGACGCCGGGGCAGGTTGCAAAGAGGTAGGCAACGTAGGTGAAAGACGAGTTGTTTACTTGCGAGGAGTTGTTCGCAAGCTGGAACATCGTGGAAGATTCACCGTTGATTAGATTTGATTGATTGAATGAAAGGTTTGAGTTCAGTCTGCCGTTGTTTGAAGTATTACCAGACCACCTGACCATCCAATCATCAATACCAGTGCGCGACTTGACAATTATCAACTCAGGCGTGACACCCAAGTTGTGCGCCACCTGTCTATTTGTGGCGTTGTCCCCCGTATAGCAAACCACATCAAAGTAGCCGGGGGCGCGTTGGAACATCCAATCAACGTATGTCTGCCCAGACGAATTTATATCGCCGCCGTTTCCGACTATAACTCCAGTATTGTTATCAAAACCCTTAACAAGAATTGATGAAGATGCAACTTCAGCCGCAGTTGATGCGGTAGCCAAATGAGCGCCTCCTGTTAATCTTGGAAAAACCTGCAATTTGTCTGTATTAGTAGACGTTCTTGATGTTGAATTTATTGCAAGGTCAACAGGAAAATTTGAAGTCAAAATTCGGTCTGTTGTACTGTTACCTGAATAAGCCACAGGCGTAAACACCTTAGTCCCATCCGTAGGCACTTTCATCGGGCCACGGCGTATGGCTATGTAGATGTAAGTAATTGAAGTGCCGGGATACACTGCGCTGTTCAGCATGGTAAACCCAGTTGCAGTCGGCTGGAATGATTTATCTGACGTTTCTACCTGCGAAAGGTTTGGATTTAAACGTGTATTGACGTTGCCTGCGGTGGTCGTATTAACCCACCCGCGCATCGTGTCATACAAATTCCAGTTGGTAGCGAAACCGGGGTCAGTGCTTGGTTTAGCCAAAAGCCACTGAGGTTCATACCCAAGATTTACATCCGTACTTCCAGTTCCGCTTGAGACTGTAAACGACCCACACGAAATCACATTGTCGTTACCCGTCAGGCCAAAGCCTCCTGCGTTGTGGGCGAAGATGTAAGCAACGTATGTGCCGCCAGTTGCATTTACCTCTCCGCTAACCCCGCCAACGGAAAAAACAGTATCTGTTGGTTCAGTATCGTTCCAATAACCGCTATAGGTTCCTGAGGCGTTTGCAGAGTTTAATATAATATATTTTGTTGCGCCAAGCGATCTGTGATAAACAGCCCAACTACCACCAGCCGAATCGGTGCGCTTGACAATAATGCAACCCGGCACACTTCCAAGATTGTGAGCAATCGTTCTGTTTGTCGAGTTGCCCGTATACGTCACAACATCAAAAAATTTAGCCTGCTCCCGGAATGTCCATGTAACGTAGTTTGCCGCAGAAAAAGCTGCCCGAGAAACAAATCCGGTAGATGTAAATGAATTAACACCGCCTGATGTTGCTGTGGCATTTGTGCCTGTGGCAGCATTTGTAGTGTTGCTGTTTAAAGGCAATTGAACGGAAGAATCCCACAAAACGTGGTCGCCGGGTGTTCCGCCATTATCCCCATAAGTTCGTGATTTTGTCCAAACCAACCCACCCTTACCTGCAAGATCAATCCCGTTGGTAATGGTCTGTGTAGAGCCGTTGCCTGTGTAGAGCCAAGTGCTGAATACATCCTCGATATAGGTAGGCCCTGCCGCTGCACCACCACCAAAAGCGTCATAGCTTGCTGCGCCCGATGTTGCTTGTAATGGCATGGTTTACGCCTTAAATTGTGTGTTGCTTGCCAAGACGGTGAAGGTTGCGCTGCCTGTCTTGATGATGAGGTAGCGGTAACTGTCGATACCGCTTGCGTTACCCGCCGTGGGAGCGCCGCCAAGCCACACGGTAGTCACGCCGGACGTCGTGCCGTCAATCTGCACCGCGCTGTTGTAGTAAGCAGTGGAGCCCTGCGTCACCAAGAAGGCCGCAGTCATAGACTGCCCTGT